CACGGAAGATTTCCTTGGCGACCTCTGCCATGTTGATGTAGTCAACCGAACCGGGGATCTGGCCTAGCGCGGCAAATACTTCCGCGATCTTCTGCGTTGCCATTTCCTTATTCATCAGGCCGGTCACGCCACCCGCATCTACCTGCATATCACCCTTAATCGTCATGTCTGGGTTGTATTGCATCTCCCAGTCATAGAGGGCGCGGATCATGGGCTTCGTAAGATCATTATCAATGTTAAACACGACGCCCCGCGTGTAGGAATCAGCGGCCCCAAACAGCATGGACATACCACCGGCAGTTCGGTTGTGCTGTCCGTTCCCAGCAAACCCAGACGCCATATCTGGCATACTGGTCACTTCCTGCACGAAGTTGCGGAAAATATCCTGGATCAACTTCAAATCGCCCATGATGCTGGGGATGACCTTGAACTGGACGGGCTCCTGACTTGCGCCTTCCATGTTCTTGACCGGCCAGATACCCCACGGAACAATCTGATCGTATTTAGTCCCATCTACAAGCCTATTAACGTCAACAACAAGCTGCGGAGCGGCGGCAATTCCCATGTTCTCTACCATCGCTCGCGCACTGGCATTGATGATTGCCTGGGGATCGGCCATCTTTTCCGGGACTCCCCGGCCCCAAATCTTGTAAGGAACTTTCTCATAAGGGACCACGAAGAATGGGAGCTTGCCATTGGCGCGGTTGGACACCGTGATCTTGATAGGGTGGTTCCCGCAGACCCAGACATTGCTAAGGTGCATCTTGTTCAGATCGCCATCGGGAACATCGTGCCCAGCGGTCTTTAACTCACGACCGCTCAGATAGCCCCAGAACTCAAGGACGATATATCGCTTCCCCATCTGCATGGATGCAGACCGGAGATTGATAATATCCACACCCGATTCCCAGGGTTCCGCAGACCAGTTCCCGTCCGGGATTTCATTCAGAACAAGGTTAATTTCCTCAGCATCGAAGTCACCTTCCGCCAGTTCAACCATCTGGTTCTTGTTGAAAACATGCCGATGAATGACCCACATCGCGTCACTGATTGTATAGGCGGCGGGATCTGGATAGAACTCAAACAGAGAAACCCATTCCAGATCGGCGCGGCTATCGTCCTCGCTGTCTGAAACCAACTCATACTTCTGCTGTTTCTGGTGGATTCCAACCAGGCCCTTCAGCTTATCAGCGAAAGACTCTTCCTGATCTACCAGAACCCACTTCTTTGGCGCAGCAGGGGCGGCAAGTGGCCCCTTGAAGATCATCGTCCCAAAGGCCACAAGGTCGAGAACACCTCGGCTGAACTTCTCTTCCCACCGAGTCTCAACCAGATTGTCCTTGATCTGGTTCTGCATCCCATCACAAGCCGCTTTTGCCCGAGAAAGCACCTGCTTAAACTCTGGTGACATTTCGGGGCTTGCAAGGGCCGCTTCGGGCTTCATGCCCAGCTTTACCAGATCGGGGTGCGGGGTAGGCTTAATGGCCCAAGGGTAGCCAGCAGGGGGCATCATAACGGCCATCAAGCGGGAGTAAGCCGCCATTGTTTTCATCTGCGTGAGATTCACGAACACGCTAGACGCGCCTTCGCGGAATGTCACATCAGATCCATAAGTCCCATTGAAGTTCTGAAGGGCCTCTTTCCAGACAACCTCCTGAAGAACCCGCAGACTCTTGGATACCTCAAACTTGTCCTGGACATTCCGGGCCAGGGCAGAAGTCACGGATTCGCTTACTTCAAGTTCGTCTGGGTTCACATCGGCCATATAAATCTCCTATAGCAGTATATACTAATAGGCAACTTTGGGATCTGCTGGCTTAAACTGCTTCAATTTAGGACTTCTCTTAAAACGCTTGGGCACTTCAGCCAGACGGTCCATGTTCATGCAGATATACCGAAGAGGGTCAACCAGGTCATCATTTGTTTTCACAACCGTTTCTCCTCCATTTTCGGTCGTTTTCACCCGGTATGTCCGTAGCTCCTGGAGCAACATATTACAAGTAGTGAAGATATAGAGGCAACCGGACCCAATCAAACGCCTAACCTCTTCAACAGATGGCTTCCAGGTGTTTGCGTTGTTACCTGCGTTTACAAGTTCAAGCCCCTCATCCTGGTAGATTGAGGCGGTTGAGATGAGCGTTCCCTGGCTCCGCTGGAAGGCAGACTTATCAACAGCGAACTTGACGCCCCAGTGTTTCAGGTGCGCTGCATGTTCTACCGCCGTTTTCCCGGCCTGCCGGTATTCATTGGTCACATAGATCGTTCCAGAGGCATCATCAATACAGGCCATCAATGCGCCCGTGGGGTGCGTCCCACCCACATCAAGACCTCCAAGCCTGCGCCAGTATGGGGGAATCTCAAACGGTTCAATAGAATACTCAGATTCCTCAAAGTTAAACACCTTTCCGGAACCAATCGTTGCCACACCGTGACGCCGCGCCTTCCTCTCGGAATCACTCATGCCATCGAGTAGTTTATCAATGTCCTCTTTCTTCAGATGCTTCGCCGCATCCATCGAAAGGTGGACCTTGTGGATCGAGTCATCCTGCATGATGTTGTCATAAAGAGGGGTAATGCCGCTCAAGGGCGTAAAGGTGAAGAAGATACTCCCCGCGCAATCCAGGACACGCATCTTGCACTCATTATAGATGTCCTCTGGCGGCTCCTCATCGAACCAGATCAAATTGACAGAAGAACCCATGTATTTCTCGCTCTCCATCTCATAGGAGAAGAACTGGATCGTCGAAGTCCCACCCGCAACATGCTTGATGTCAATCTGGTCAATGGCCCCAGGAGTTCCGGGTTTCTTGATAATCGAATCAATTACTATGTCCTTTTTTGGGATCATGCCCGTTCCCATCTTGCCACGCTTACCAAACAGCTTCTCTTGAAGCGTGTCTCGGACACGAGTAGCTGTTACGCCAGCCACCCAGATATTGATTGGTCCGGCAAATCGAACACCCCTCCAGTATGCTGGGTAGTCCCCTGTGGCATGGCACTTAATGGCATACGAACCCGTAAGCGTTTTCCCGACTCTGTTCCCCCCGATTAGGCAAACAATGCCTGCCGTAGAGTTAAGAAACTCAAGCTGCTCAGGGTAAGGCGTGAATCTGGAGGCTAGGTTCTCCTCCTCCTTCTGCTTTAACGCAGTAAGGGCTCGGATCAATTCGAGTTCGTTTCCCATGCAGTTATATATTGTGTTGCAAATTGCATCCTGTCAACCTATACTCTCTTTCGGGGACAACGATTCTTTTCTCTAAAGGAGAACTCAATGGCTGGTAACAAGAAAATGCAGGCACAGAAGCCCTCGACTGCCAAGGCCGGTGGCAATTTTGGCTTCCTTGCCCCTGCTGCTGCCGCTGGTAGCTGCAACCAGGTGTCCGCCAATACGGATGGCAAGAAGAAGAAGTAAGTCTCTGGCCTCAAGGGGCAGAGCCGGGGGGGGACAAAGTGTCTCCCCCTTTTTCTATTGACATTCGTTAAAAAAGACCTACCATATATCTAACAAGGAAGTCGGGTTCCCCTTCTGCAAAGGCAACCGACGAGCCCCCCAAGAGTTGACGGTAACGCGGTCAAATTTCTGGGGGGCTTCTTTTCGTGTTGACATTCCCAACGGAGTGCCTACAATAGGGGTTGCAGAAGGGAATCTAGTGATAAACTTCACCGACAAGTCAATGGGCACGGAGCAATCCGATAATGACCTTCCCGTCCATGGGGCTTGTGGATTCTCTCTCTGCGTAGATGTGGTGCGAACCCACAGTCAAGGGACACGCTGGATGCACGGCCCCCTTGATGCTCTGGCACAGGATGCCAGTAACCGTAGTGGTAATGTCGTGAGACATGACCAAAGGTCGGTATGGATGTCACTGTCTGCTAGTCCCTCCCTCGGGCGACAGATGGTTTGCAGTGGGCCGTTCGGTGCTACCCGGTTCTCTGTGGTGGAAACACCCTCCATATCGTGCATCGTCAGATCCCTCGGGGTGATCCTGGCTTAGGCTAGTTATCTGACTACATTTCGCCTTCTCTATCCAATGAGAGCAATCGTTTTGGGAGAACGACTCATTGGGTAGGGAAGGTTTTGTTCTTTCCTGGGGTGATCCCCGCACGAGAAGCCAACCTACCGGGTACAGCACCAACTTCCGGCCCCTAGTGCTAAGATACCCGTAAGAGAGACTACAATGGACCTGCACCACAACCCTGACCCGCTTGCTAATCTGTCCTTCTTCCGCGACCAGTGCCATTGCTGCGGTCGCTGGCTGATCGGGGCCATTGAAGAGGAACGAGATACCAGTTGGGCAGCCTGTAAATGCGGTCATGTCTTTGAGTGCAAGAACAAGGTCAAGTGGCACTGAATGAAAACTTGCGAGCTTCTGTCTGTGGCGTAAACTGGGTGTATGGAGGAACTAGATGGGGCGTGGGCGGAAGAAGTTTTTTAATAAAAGGGAAATACTCTGGTACGAGCAGGGCGGCCTTTGTCATTTTTGTGGCAAAGAAATGGTTTGGAGAGACTTCAGTGAAGAAGATAAAATGGGTCCAGACGATGCGACAATAGACCACCTTGACGAAAGGGGACAATTCAACCGTGGGAAGGAACGCTCCGCTAGAAGGATCGTATTGTCGTGTTCTGGGTGCAACCATAATCGCGGACTTGACTATTATAGGAATAGAAGTGAATACTCCAGAATGTCTTTTTTTGAAGAGTTTAATCCGGTCGCTACAACATTCCTGACAGATGAGATCCCTGACAGATGAGTTATGAAGAAACTGGATATGAGGAAGGAACATATGAAGTTTGAAGAATTCACGGATCTCGTTTACATAGATTCATCGCATGACCAGCGAGATGTTCTCGCTAGAAATATTAGACTGAAAGAAATTATATCTAACAACTATGAAGAAATCGGTATTCTGATTGCATCCCTATATAACAGATCCTTTATAGACTCATCGGGAGAGGTAGTTGCCATAGATGAAGGTGTGGGTAGTGATGCGATTGAAAGCCTAAATAGACTGTTATCCGGGATAGAGAAAGCATGAAGAAGAACCGCCAAGAGAAAATGGTTAATGCACTTGCCAGTGCTTGCGGCAAGTCTCCACACATTCTCCACTACATCTTTGTCTATGAACTCGATGATGGGACTATCAGCAGGGTTTCGTGTGGGTCTCAAATGGCTCTTTTGGGACTTCTTGAGACTTTTAAGATTAGGATCACAGACGAATACCGTAACTATGCTGAGGTTGACAACGATGATAGCAATGACAATGATTAGCGCGTAGTTGCATTAAACAAACGAAAAGACTAATATAATTACTACTTACTACGTTTGATATCAACTGGTGAATATATATATGCAGAAAGGAATAAAAACTGTTACTTTGTGCATATTAAGATGAATAAAAGAAAAACCGCAAGTTCTCTTGCGCGTTTACAGGAAAAGCCTATATTTTAGGTATTGCCCATTCCGGGCAGGAGGAGAACAATGGCTAAGGCGCGTTGGATTCGGACTGAGTGCGGTTGGGCTGGGCGGAAGGGATTTATCATGCAGGCCCCCAAAGAAAACCCCTGCAAGTATATGTATCTGACATATGGCAGCAGGGAGGAATTTTACTCTGACCTGATCTCTGACTTGAAGAGGATCGCAGACCAGGAGTAGGGATGGATCTTAGGGAACTTAAGGACAGTGAGTTTGAGGGTGTATGTGACTACGGAGGCCCAACCCGGTTTGGTCATGCTCTCCAAGAGCTGTTCCCAGAGATGTTGGGTCTAGTAGAAGCATGTAAAAGAAACGATGGGTGTGGGGAGGCTTGGGACATAAAGCAAGCGATTGAAGCATTCGATGAGAAGCTAAGTTCTTTGTGAACACATGCAGGGAGCATCCTTGACCAACGAAGAAAAAGAACAAGCCCACCAAACCTGGCTTGAGTCTCGTAAGCTCGGTGTCTCCGGGTCTGATATTGCCTGCATCATGGGAGCCAACCCCTACAAGTCAGAGGACGCTCTTCTCCTCGACAAACTTGGGGTTGGCAAACCCTTTACTGGTAATGCCGCGACTAGGGCTGGTCAACGTCTGGAGCCGATGGTCGCAGACTGGTACGCCAAACGGAACGAGAAAATCCTTATCAACGGGGCCTTTACCAAGTCAGCAGAAGACCCAAGGTTTATCGGAACCCCCGACTTTCTGACAGTATTTGGTGGCATTGACACCAAGACGGGGGCGCAGCACACCTACCGGGCTGGATGCCCCAAGTATTACGAACTCCAAGTCCGGTGGTATAACATGATCTGTGGCGGGGATCACTGGGACATCGTGGTTTGCATCGTCCCTAAAGATCGGTCTGAGATCCCTCTTCAGGAATCGGATGAGTTTTTGTATCAATGGGTGAAAAACCGGCCAGTTCTTGAATATCCGTTCTATCAGGATCTTCAGATTGAGAGAGACATGAAAGAGGCCGCGCTTCGGTTCCTAGATAGACTTGAGGCGCTAAGGAGTAAGCGGTGAGAGTAGAACATAACTAACGAAAAGCTAACCGGCCTGATAGCCAAGCCGGAATTTAAAACCACACGGACTATAATGGCTATTTGGTCCGAGTTGATGTAGGGATTAGGCATGGGACGGGCGCGAATCGTTGAACGCACAGGACCGGATGGGAGAAAGGATTTTGTTATTCAGCAACGGCATTTCTTGTTCCGTTGGTGGTGGGTTGACGCTTGGGTAAACTCTTCGGCGGGTGCATCCTGCCGGGATTCATTCTTTACACTCGAAGAAGCCCAATGGAATCTATGCTACTTCGACGGAACACCAACCAGGGAACGCGTGGTGCCTTGATATCTAACGGGTATGGTTCCTAGACCGTCTTGAGAACCTAAAGCGTCAACGACCGAACTAAGTGCCGGATCAGCCTCAAGCATACGCCTGACACGCACCCATCTCAGATTCGTAATGAGTTTCACCACTATCTACAGGAGCCAATCATGGCACTTTTCCGCAAGAAGCCCGTTGTCATCGAAGCCATCACCTTTAGCGAACTCGTTGAGTATGGTAAAACATATACTACGAACATCGTGAATGGTATGCCTTGGTCTTTTGAATACAAGGGGCATCCCATCACCCACGAAAATGATAGGTGCTACCTCATCCCCACGCTGGAGGGTACACACAACATGACCCCTGCCGACATGCTCATCACTGGTGTTAAGGGCGAAATCTACCCCTGTAAAATTGACATCTTTGAAGCAACCTATGAACCTGCCTGATCTTGCGTTGAGTCAGGAAGAGCCTGTTGTTCAATCAGAGTAACTATGAAGACACCGAGAATGACAATGGAGGGGTTTATGGAAGCACATGATTTTTACCAGACTAATTTTAAGTCAATCGTGGCATCTGATTTATCTCTTGTAGATGAGCAGAGGGACATTATTATAGGGCTAGAAGCCCGTGTCTCAGAACTGGTGGATGCGCTAGTATGGTGTAGTGGATCGCCCGACTTCGGACCCGGTGGGCAAGCCCGTGCTGGCTGGCTGAAGGTTGTTGGACCACTACTTAACCGTAAGTAATACAGTATATGGGAACCATGACGCTTATAGAACATATCGGCAACGCCACTCTCTACCTTGGGGATTGCCGGGACATCCTGCCCACGCTCCCGAAAATTGACGCCGTAATCACGGATCCCCCCTATGGTATGGCCTGGGATGGGAAGGTCACACGCGGCCCCAATGGAACCGGCAAGCAGGGCCCAACCAAACACTACGGGAAAACCATCTTGAACGACGACGAGCCTTTCGACCCCTCCCCATGGCTAAGATTCCCGAAGGTGGTCATGTAGGGATTCCAACACTTCGCGGCGCACCTGCCTGTCGGGTCAACCCTCGTCTGGCTCAAGCGGTATGACGAGGGGTTCGGTTCGTTCTTGAGCGACGCAGACCTAGCGTGGATGAAGGGGGGCCACGGGGTCTATTGCCAGCGGGATACATCCCTACAGGGCGAAACAGAACGGGTCCACCCCACACAAAAACCTATTCCTTTGATGGGATGGTGCATCAGGATGGCGAAGGTTGCCACGGGCGGAACCATCCTTGATCCATACATGGGAAGCGGGACAACCGGAGTAGCAGCGATCAACCATGGACGCAAGTTCATTGGTATTGAATTAGATCCTGGCTACTTCGACATCGCCTGCAAACGGATCGCTTTGGCTGTAGACGAGGCTAAACAGAACCTTTTTCTTCCGAGTCAGGAAGTGTCTGTTGTTCAATCAGAGCAGCGTCTAGCATTTGAGTAGCTACGCTGCTCAATGCAGGGTCAGCCTCAAGCATACGCCTGACACGCTCTCTGATCTGTTCGGGGGTCATACTGGCGTATTCGTCCCTCTGTTCCACGATTTGTTTTTCCTGGAACCTCTTGTTCCCTCTAGCGGCAGCGCGGAGAAGCACATCCACCTTGAGTTTATCAGCCTGGACATTCTCTCGGTCCGTATTGATCCCAATATCTAGTGCTTTTTCGCCTAGTTTATGGGCTCGGATCTCCTCGGCGCGGTCATAGTCCCGCAAGAACTCAGGATGGTTGTCAAACCAACTATAGACCTCCTGCATGGTAGGCATACCGCGTTGGTCACAAAGCTCGGGTAGGGAAGTCCCGGACGCTACAAGCGCATTGATGTAAACCATCATCTTCTGACGGTTGAGGATCTTTCCATCCACGATCCATTCCTGCTTGTAGTCCATCTTCCTCAACTCCTTCATCCTTCGGTTGTAAAGCTCCAGACGTTCCTTGGCCTTGCGATCCCCGAACTGAGCAGCCAGACGAAGTTCGTAAGACTCCTTCAACTGCTTGGCAGATACCCTGAAGCGGTAAGGCTTCTTATTCCCCATAGGCCCTAATCACTGTTTACTCCAGATCCCAGATGACTTGTCGCGGAATGCGGTTGAAATCGCAGCAGCCAGGCTATCTAGGATTCTTTCTCTCTCATGCGGGGATTCGATCATGGTGAAGTAGTCATCATAGGACATGGTGACATAAACACCCTCGTTCCCCTTTACAAAGAGGATAGTCCGGCCTGCGTTCCCGTCTCGCACATCCTGAACCCGAAACCCGTAGAAGTTATCCCCCTTGTCGAGAATCATCACTCCTCCTTGTCGCGGTCCCGCATCGCAAGAGTCTCTTTGACCCAATACAGGGGAACACCTGGACGCCCCTTCTCATCCCGGTCACAAGGAATAGATTTACGCAAGCACCGCTGGTAGATATTTTGTCGCGTGGTCCCCAACTTGCGGGCAACCTCCGCAAAGGAAAGATGTGTAGACCAGAACTCATCAACCATATAAAACCCCTCTACCAGAATTATACGTAAACCCGTAAACCTGTCAACCGCCCGGACGGTTCAAACTGCACACCTGTCCACGATTCATGAACAGCGAATAATCCCGAACGGGAAGGATAGGCCAAGAATACTCCCCCATAGACCTAAATGATCCCGAACGGGAACCCCAAATCTCAGACAAGAGCAAACGCAACACCAGCGCGGTTCTCCACTCCCCCAGACTTGAAACCCGTAAACCCAAGTCCGATTCTTCCCCACGTCAGGGTGACTTATTAACATAAGCCACACATCGTCATCCACCCGCCCTCGCTTATACTGCTATAATTATTATATTACTCGCCATTATACTCTACATAGACTTACGAGGTAGTCTTACCCCCGGCGTGGAGGAGACAACCCCCTGCAACTGTATTATGCTTATTCCATTATAAATCTGCTATTGCATTATGTTGGTGTAAACTCATCCGAGAAATCGGTCCGTGTACTTGCCGGAGTGCTTCCTCCCCGCCCCCGTCGATTCCGCTGGTCCCACCCTGGGGGGCCTGCCGAGGGTTGTCCTGCTGGCTCAGGCTCGTGGATCAGCCTGCAGCGCGGATCTATGGCATACTCCCAGGCATACAGCCAGCATATACGCGGCCTTATGATACTAGCACAGCGCCATATATAGTCTTTGCGCGGAGTCGGAGGGTGGACCCGTGGGGCCTGCGGGCGGCTTGCGAGGCTAATTCCTGTAGCTGTGAATCCGCGTTTATTGGGAAAGGAGGGTTTGGGTGTGGGAATTTGCATCATCTGAGGGAATCGTCTTTGGAATTTGCATCATCCGGGTGCATCGTCCAATGGGAACGTCTCATTAAACTGCATCCCACGGTCTGACCTTCGGCGTCTCAGTCTATCTTCTCTCTCTATTGTCTGATACCCTCTGGCCCGCGATTTGGTTCTGCCGGTCCAAAGTTTGTGACGTAAAGCGTCGGTTTACGGTGACGCGGGTGACGTAATGCGTCGGTCTATCTGTTAAGGTGGCTCAATTCGTATTCCAGACGGGGAATAATAAAACATTAGACTTAGGTATTCTGCAACATGCGATCTGCAACATGTTGTTTTTCGCATCGCGTTCTTAGCTCTGATATGGGCAGAATGTCCAGTGTTATCAGTGTCCAGCGACTTGGCGCGGTCCGTGCTCCCATTATTACCAGGAGGTTATACCATGATCATGCACTCACTGACCCTAGGTCTCGACATTAATTTGTCGGGCGAACTGCACGATAACGAGATTGAAGCGATATTCCGTGATCTGGAAGATAAAAACATGGCGCCGGGAGTTCGTGTCGCCTGCGAAGCTGCTGTTCGTCGCGAGATGAGCGGAATGCCCAGCTCATACGGAGAAGACGATATGTTAGACGCACGCGACAGAGAAAAAATGGCGATCTTCGTCGCCAGTGGCGGAACGCTCGGCGGGATCAAAGACCGCTTCCCATACTGTGGGAGCTTCTCTGACGCAGAGAGTATCCAGGCTATTGACGCATTCAATGAACGACGCGCGAAATACTACATCGCACTGGAGGATCTTTTTTACTCCTATTTCCCCAACGAATAGTCCCCATCCTGGCTCACAAGTCGCGGGCCATTAACCTGTGGCTGATGCCACAAACCTCAGGAGTCTGACATGCTAGCTTGTGACAAGTATAAAACGATAGGTTTCCCTTATGGGATCACTGTCAACGATGGCTCATGGAATCCAGCCACACTAATTGCCGTGGACGTGGCATTTGGTGAGCCCTGTTTCATCGTCACTCGTGATATCAAGGGAAAGTGCGGCGACGTTCTAGATTCTATCGCGCCGGGGCTGGCAGAAATAGCGGAAACCTTCGCCATGGAATGCCACCTTGCGGACGATGTATGGTCCAAGCATAGTCCTATGGTCAGGATCGAATCCAATATCTAACATTCTGGACCAACTCTTGAGGAATAAATATTCTCCAGCCGACGCTGACAAGGAGACAAGATGCCAAACCTTATTTTTGGTTATACCTGGGAAGAAATTGATCGGGCTCAAAGGGGTGGAGGATTAGCCCGCGCTATCGCACAATTTGAATCCCCAAAGTCTGCCACCGCCACGGACGAGCAGCTGCTTGCGGAGCATGGGAAAGATGGTTTGATGGCGATGGGATTTTTCGGAGTTATTGACCGATTGACTACATCGGGGAGGATTTAACATGCGAACGCTTTATATCATCACTTCAAACCTCCATCCGGGCGAATACATCAGATTTTCCGCACGGACACCGCTTGATGCGAAGCATCAGGGGGCGTACTGCTTCAGGGTTCCACTTGCAATGATCCAGGTAGAGCCTTGCCTGCCTGCCATCATCCATTCCCGCTCTGCCTATTCCACCTTCACTGAGCCAGACGACTCTATCATTATTTGATTCTGGCACGAATCCCGCAACTAGTTAACCGGGCCGGATGGCCTAAAGGGAGAAAACATGAACCGCAAAGAAGCAATCCGACAGACAGAACAGATCAGGAGCCTTGAGGCTGTAGGCTTCACTCAAGCCGAAGCCGAAACACTTCGGAGGATCAGCACCACCCTTTCACGATGGGCCGAAGCAGAGTGCAACGGGGAGGTGGAAGTGGACGATGACGGTAAGGCGTTCCGCGTCCACCAGGGACATGCTCCAACCTGGGAAGTTTCCCGCTGGCCCATCCCGAACCGCGAAGCTGGGGCCATCCGGCGGTTGGGAAAGATCACGGGTTCCCATCCTGGCCTTGCGTTCTATCATCAGACGGACCCGCGCGGAGCTGCCCTGTATATCTACCGGCCCGAGGATCTGGAACCTGGCCAGTCCATAGACTGCGTTTATTCGTCCATCGGGATCTGCGTTTATTGAACCCGCGTTGCAAAACGCATCATCTTGGAGGTTTTATGAATATCATGGACGCGAAAACAGACTCTATTTCTAGGGCCGCTATCCACTGGTTTCGGGAAATGGGCCATGTTAGCGATGCTGAAATGCTACAGCGGATTCTACCCGCCAAAGCCAAGGCTTCGCTGAAAAAGGCAGACAAGGAAATGAACCTCGGTTGGGATATTTGCAGGGAATGGATGGGCGACCGAGAAATTGCCGAAGCCCGCCACCTTAGCCACTGTGCCTATACAAAGCGCATGGGCTGGGATACATCAAAAAACATTTACATTTTCGACCGGGTTTATATCATTTCTTGAATCAGCAAAGGAGAGGGGCTTCGGCCCTTGTCCCCCGCTGATGCAGGTATCTGGAGGTTTTATGCTTAGGACTCGATTGATCCTTTGGCCTGTTCTTATTGCGGGATTGGTATACATCCTGCTCTACATTTATGAGGCTCTGGATGCCTTGAAGGTTTGTCTCTTCTGACCCGCGCCCGTCCTCCGTCTCGTCTCGCTATGCTCAACTCGCCGGCATCCGGCCTCGAAAGGAACACAATGGACCCATACGGAAAGCTTTGCATCAAAGACCCCCGGAACCCGATCTTCAAGGATATCTGCGACGACAAAGACGAGGCTCCCACTCCCCGCGACGGGTGCAATTGCGACAACTGTTTTTATGGAAGGGATGAAATGGCGCTAGAAATCATTGCATTACGCGCCCATGTCGCGGGACTGGAGGCTACGAACTTTGGGCGGAAGGGCTGAAAGACCTGGCACGATCCTCACAACCAACCGGGCCGTATAGCCCAAGGGAGAAACTATGCCAATCCTAGAAACACCTGGCAACTATACCGCCAGACAAGAGTTCGCAAAAATCGCTATCGAAAAGTTCAAGGACCAAGCCTATTAGTTGGTAGGGAACACATTGGACCTTACGCTTTTGCTCAAGAGAACAGAGGATGAGTTCCTAGCCCTTGCTGCCAAACCCCGCGACTGGGAAAACGGATAACACGCTCACCATCCACCGAAGGAGAAAACAATGCTAAACCTTGAAACGATCTGTCGAATGCTTGAGGGCTCCATGACCGACGCCAAGGTCTGGGCAGAATCGGGCTATATCTGGATCGAACAGGACGGGGAGACCTCCCGCCTGTCTATTGACCGGGTGCGGCAATGAAGCCCCGGATCGACACTGAAAGGCTCCAGGCCATGCTTGACTACGCCAACGAGAAGGCGCGGGCCGAAGACTGTATCCATCGCCTAGAATTGAGGGCCGAGGTAGCAAAGTTGCAAAATGCAACGCGAATCGGGATCTTGAGGGCATTGGGAGGGGATTATGCTGGTTTGTGAACCACGCCGAATCGTCTCCAATGTGGATCGGATGGCATACGACCACCTTCTAGCCGCCGGGATCATCCATCCAAACAAGGCGGGACGCCCCAAGGTTCAGAAGAAACTCCCGAAGGCGCGGATTGGCTGGAAGAAACTCGGCCCCATGCGGAATGGAGGCTGTAAACAATGCGGAGACGCCCCTAGCCAAGTCCCGGTTGGGCTTCCCAGGTCTGAAGACCCCAACCTCTGCGACAGGTGTTTCGCTGTCCTAGCTAACTCTCGGCGGTATTGGATCGCCTGCGAAGATTTCCCGTGTGCGGGGTAAAAAGCCCTTGCTTCCGGTTTACGCCGGACCCATAATCTAACCAGCCCATGAGGGCAAAGGAGACATAATGAAAATCGAGAGCAGGCCCCTCAGTTCCGCCTCGTTCAAAGGCCCGGTCAACCCCGGTCTTGAGTACCGGATCGACGCGAATGCTTACACTGTCCAGCTCGGCTTCCACGATAAGTCCGGCCAGCACTCTTTCACCTTTTTCAACTCCCTGCCGATGCTTCTCAACTTTTACCGGGATCTGGGCGAAGCTATTGATTTTGTTCAGCCTGGGATCGTTAATCCCCTTCCCGACGGAGATCCTGGGGAAATGGACGCTATGAAGGTCATCTTCGAGGCCGATCAACTCAAAAAGGGGGTTGCCGTATGAAACCGACAGTAGGGAGTGCGCCCAACATCATCGCCCAGGCCCTAGAATTAGGTATTCTGTGCAGGCCCATGCATTCCACAAGGGTAGGGGTTGGGGAGGCCCTGGTCGTCTCAAGAGACCTTTTCTGGATCAAGGATGGGTACGAAGGGCGGCTCAAGGTATTCTCTCCCAGCCCTGATGAACTCATGCAGGATTGGGAGCT